GTGCGCTGGCCATGTACCGACGCCCTGGCTGCGCTCCCAGCTACGCCGCAGGCGGTTGAGCATGCCCTTGCCTACGCGGCGAAGGGCTGCGGCCTCGGTGTTCAGGTCGAGGTGGCTGCATCGCTGCTGCCACCGCTCCCGCGCGTGGGGGGTTAGCCACATTGCGCGTCCCCCACCAGGCCGTCTGCTTCAACCACCTGCACCACCCCCGCAACACCCGACAGTGCCGGGGAGTTGAAGTCCAGCAGCCAACAGTACGACTGAGCGCCGCTGTAGATGGTGTTCTTACCCAAGACCATGCGGGTGCCTTCGGCCAACAACACGCCCGACTCACGCAACGCGTCTTGGATCTGTTTCGGGTCGGCGTTGCGCTCGGCGCAGAACCGGCGGAAGTCGGCGCGGTCGATATACAGCCGGCCGAGATGGCGCTCCAACCGGATACGCAGCTTGTCGCTGGTCGGGGCGATGGTGACTTGCGCCAGGGTCTTGCCTACCGGGTCGCTGTTCAACACGATCATGGACCGCAGGTTGCTGTTGATGTAGTCGGCGATCATGGACTCGGGGCTGCGTACCTGCTCAGTCACGGTACCGCGCATGTTGTGGATCTGCTGGACTGCGAAGTCGCGCAGGGTAGTGATGTTGGCTGTCGTCAGGCCGCACGCATTGGCAGCCTCGAACCCAGCCAATACCGATGCCGCCACAGCCGACCAGAACCGCTCAGAGCTACCGGTACCAGACAGCAGATCGATCTCACGTATCCAATAACGAACACGGTCACGAACCGAGTCGCGGTTGGTCACGATGTACTGTGCATAAACCGGGCCAGCTAGGCCGAAGTGGTCATTCAGTTTGTCGAACGCGTCATCGGCTTCGCGCTTAGCCAGTGTGCCGGTCGGGACCATATACTCGAAGATGCGACTGGCCTCGGCGCTGGAGTCTGCCTTCACCGCAGCTAGGCGCGAATGCAGGCTGGCGTTGGAGGTGGTCAGCATCATGGTGTTCCAGTTGCCGTAGTTCTCCTGGGCTTGGCCGTTCTGCTGCAGGCGCTGGCGGCCTTGACCCTTGGTGATGGTGTAGGCCAGCTTCGACATCACGTCGCCAGGCAGGTTGGTGATCTCGTCGAACGTGGCCACGATGTTGTTGAGCACACCAAGCTTGCCGTAGAACGCCTTCCATGTGTCCTGCTCGATGTCCATCCAGCCCATCTTCTTGTGGCCCCAGATAGAGTTGGCGCACAGGGCCGAGGACGACTTGCCTGTACCGCGGCTACCCACCATCGACACTACCGCGCCGTCAAAGTTGGTGAAGCGGAACAGTGGCGCAGCGAACCCAACACCGAAGCCGAACAGCAGCGCCTCAAGCCCTGGTCGGTTGTAGATGGAGACGACCTGCTTCCACACCTCCAGATCCCCGGCGGCCGGCAGCCAGCCCAAGGCGTTCTGGATGTTTGGGCTTGGCTCGATCGGCTTGGCACCCTGCGGCGTAACCACACGGTCTGGAAGCACGAAGATGTTCTTGTCGTCGCGCCAGCCGAGCTGTGCGTACACAGTCGCCGCGGCGGACAGTTTCTGCAGTTCACGAATATAAGCGACCATATAGCGCACCAACTCCTCTACTTTCTCCGGGTTGACCATGACGCCCATAGACCCAAGCGTCTGCGATAGGTTACGGCGGTCGAAGAACTTACCGGCCGGAATCTGATACTCCTGCCAACCCTCGTGTGGTAGCCAGCTACGGACGGCGACGTAGTACGCACTGTCGCGCTCGTCCCAGTTCAACTTGACCGGGTAGATGTCGTACTCGTAGATGACTTCTTCGGTGGCCGACCCGTCGGCCTCGTCGACGCGGATGGCGATACGCCCAGCGTCACAACCTGGCGCAACGACGCGTTTGAACGGGAACGGCGGCGGTGGCATCTCCATAGACACGGTGCCGGATTCTGTCTCGACCTGGATAACAGCGAGCGGGGCTTCTTCCAACACGCGCAAGGTCTGTAGCGGCGTCTTAATATTGTCACGCATCGGGCAGCCATCGCAGCCAGACGGGTTGTGGTTGCGGAACGTCTGGCACAGCGTAGGGCCGGTGCTGCTGGCCTCGTGCTGGGCGATCTTGTCGTTGGTGGCCTGCTCGCTGTAGCTTGGGTGCTTGGCGCTCAGGTTGTGGATGGCCTTGAACCCTTTGTCCGCGAACCGCATGCAGCCGATCATGGCGTACCACTGCGGCTCGGTGACGAGCTGCGGGTTGTTTAGCTGCCACAGAAGCTGGCGGCAGCGCTGTACGACCTCTCTGGCAAGCGGTTGGGCCATACCTGCACCCGTGGCAGCCTCGGCGTTTATCTCCGCTGAGCCGCGCAGGTGCTCAGGCACAGTGCCCAAAGCGCTGGCGGGTGCTGCGTAGTCGCGGCGCTCCGGGATAACAACCTGGGTGGACTGCTGCAACGCCTGCAGCTTGTGGAGCATGGTCTGGGTATCGACGGCCTCGGCGGGCACGACGACCTGCACCGGGCGCGGGCTGGCAGTCTTCCAGTTGTACGTGCCGACTGGGCGAAGGATAGATGCCACGTCTGCGGTGCGCGATGGGTCGGCGCGTAACCCCCAAGACTCCGTAAGCGCCTTGAGGATAGCGGCGTGGGCTTGCCACGTCTCACCATCGATCGATGCGGTAAGCGGCCAGTAGGCATGCAAGCCGCCGCCGGAACTGACGACCAGTGGCTTGGGTAGCGCCATAGACTGGCAGAATGCGCGAAGGGCCAGACCGGCCTCTTGCTGGGTGGCATAGGCGTTGGGGTCGGCCTTCACATCCAAGTCGAGCCAGAACGCCTTCACTTGGTCGGTGTTGTCCGCGCCGGACTTGTGGCGCCCACGCACCTTGACTTCGGCCGCGTCACGCTTGGCCTTGTTCATGTGGGTGTAGTCGTTGCGTACCGTGGCCAGTGCGAAGAACACGTTTACCGGGGATTCACGGTCGCAGGCCATAGCGATAGCTGCGGTGCTGGCGGTCTCGATAGATGGGTATGCGACGTGGTTGAAGTACTGTATTTCCTTGCCATCTTTGACGTACTTGGCGGGTACTGCCAGCAAATAGATGCCAGCCTCCGGCCAGATGAGGCGCATAAAACTAAGCGTATCCACAGACGCCTCCTACTTCGGCTTGTTATTGGGTTTTGAGCAGCAGGGCTTTCAGTGCGGTGCTGCGCTGACCCACATCGTCAATGCTGGCGATGCGCCGGTAGGCTTGGTGCTTGGAGTCGTACAGGTTCATGCTCAGGATGGCGCGGCGAATACTGTCGGTGCGGACATAGAACAGCTTATCCACACCGCCTTTGCCTCGGGCTGCGCGCAACCAACGAGCGGCGGTGCCGGGGGCGATGTCGAACAGGGCTGCGAGGCAGCGTACGCTTGATTTGGTGGTGGTACTGAACGCCAGTAGCAGCACTAGGAACTCTTGGATTTCTTCTTTAGACAACATATTCATTGCTCCGGTAATGAGGCGGGGGCCGTGAAGCCCCCGACCATCTTAGTCGTCCCAGCCAGCGAACGCATCCACAACTGCACCAGACATCACCTGCGGCTGGTTAGCCGGCTGCTGAATGGGCTGCTGTGCTTGCTGTTGCGGCTGACCGAACCCGCCTTCTACCGGCGCTTGTTGCTGCACGGGTGCCGGTTGCGACGCGGCCAGTTGCGCCTGTAGTGCCGCCACCTGAGCTTCCAGTTGGAGCTGTTCCGGCGTCTTCCCTACTACCTGCGGGGCCGCCTGTTGTACTTCGGGCTGCTCATCAGACTGCTCGCCGACTGCTTGGCCGATACCCACTGCGGCGTCCTCGGCCATCTCGACCTTGGTGCGACGCTGCTTGCCGGCCGACGGCTTGCCATACTCACGACCCGACGGGTGGACGTTACCTTGCGGCGCGGCCTGCTGTTGGGTCGGTGCTTGTTGCGCTTGGCCGCCAAAGATAGCTGCCACGCTTGGGTCTTGCGCGGCCGGAGCGGCGGACAACGGTTGGGTTACTGGCTGCTGGCCAAAGCCTGCGTCCGTCGGGGCTTGCTGTACTGTCGGTTGCTGCACAACTGGCTGCTGCACCGGCGCCTGTTGTTGCACTGCCATAGCTTGTCGGGCTGCAGCCAACTGAACCTGCAGTTGTTCCAGTTGGATCTGCTCCGGCGACTTAACCGGTTGCTGCGGTGCGGCCTGTGCAGGTTGGACGTAAGCAGGTGGGGCACCCAGAGCCAACGGAGCTGCTACGGCAGGAGCGCTCATCGGGGTGAATCCCGCAACACCGGCCATGGCCTTGGCTTCGTCCGAGTTGTGGCGGGCGTCGATAGCAGCAACACCCTCGGCGCTAACGTAGCTGATTGGTTTGAATAGCAGCTTAGGGTACGACACGGTGGTGTCGAATGTGATCTGCGTGACCACGTAGCAGTATTTAACGGGGAGGCTGCGCAGGTACGCGCCGAACTCCTTGAGGCTGGCGGCGGGGATCTGCAGGCGCAGCATCTCACCACCCTCAGAACCGGGGGTGACGACCGCTACGGTCTTCTTGTCTTGGCACGCCTTGCCAGCCTTCTGGGTCTGCGGGTTGATCTTGCTGCCAAACTGATTCTGTGGGCACGCTGCGCAAGTGCCACACTGCGGCTTGTCGCTGTCCTCCCGCGGCGTCACGCCATCGTCAGACGAGCAGATCGGCGCTTCGGCGTCCGCGTCCGGGTTCCACGCGCCTTCAAACAACGCCTTGGTCATGCCTGGGTTGGCGTGGACGACTACGACGTTCAGCTCGAACAACTGCAGGGTGACGGGCTGCTGGCCATTACGGACGATGTGGAAGCGACCACCCTTGATGGAAATGTGATCTACCGACTGGCCGCCACCGGTGCCGCTTGCTGCGATCAAGTTGTCCTTGGCGCTGTTGGCGATCTGCTGCAGGTGGGCGGGGAGTGCGGACTGGGTAAATGGGATCATCTGGCTCATGGTTTTCTGGTTCCTTATTTGCGACGGATAGACACGGATCGTTCAGTGATGACCTTGACGCCTGGTGGCAACTGGCCGTTGTTGTTCTCCATGAACTCTTTGACTGCGGTGGAGCTGAGTCGTACAGACAGCAGACCCATGTTGTCGGTCTCCTTGATGAACTGCATGGTGGTGTTCTTGTCCTCGAAGGACGGCATCACCTTGTCGCTGATGATCACCGTACCGTTGGTGAACCCCGCGTTGCGCTGGTTGGTGCTGTTCATGTGGTC